CTATGGCGAAAGAGTTTCTTTATGCGGTTAAGCAAAGACTTACTTCCCCGTTTTATGTTGACCTTCAAAGAAGGTTTGCTCCTGCTGACGGCTTTAAAGCTACTTCTGATAAGTGGACGCAAGATGCGATTTATATTGAACGTGAGTCAGGCGAAAAAGATCCTACTCTCCAGGCTTTGGGTATTGGTGGGCAAATCTACGGTGCCCGTGCTGATCTTATTATTCTTGACGACTGTGTTACTTTATCTAACTCTGGTGAGTATGAGAAACAGATAAGATGGATTCAACAAGAAGTCTTGACACGTATCGGTCCTACCGGTAAACTTCTTATTGTTGGTACACGGGTTGACCCGATTGATATGTACCGTGAGCTTCGCACTAATGACAGGTATCCTGAAGGTAAGTCTCCTTGGACTTATTTGGCGATGCCTGCAGTTTTGGAGTTTGATGAGAAACCTGAGAATTGGGTTACTCTTTGGCCTAAGTCTGATATGCCTTGGTCTGGGGATCCTGTGGATCCTGATAAAGACGGCCTCTTCCCTAGATGGGATGGAACTAGACTAAAGCAACGCCGCTCAGTTTTGGATGCTAAAACTTGGGCTATGGTTTACCAGCAGCAAGATGTTGAATCTGAGTCTGTGTTTTCTGCTGAACTTGTTCGTGCCGCAGCTAATGGTATGCGTGGGTGTGGTCCGCTTGTTGCGGGTGCCCCAGGTTATCCTGCTGATGTTTCTGGTTTTTATACTGTTTGTGCTATGGACCCTGCAATGTCGGGGGACACTTTCACTGTTGCTATCAGTGGTGATCGTAATACTAAGAAACGTTATTTGTTGGATGCCAGCCGTATGCCTGCTCCTACACCTCAGCGTATTCGTGAAATAATTTTTACTTGGACTGAGAAATATAAACCTGCGGTTTGGGTTATTGAGAAGAACGCTTTTCAATTGTTTTTAACTCGCGATGAAGAAATTAATGCTTTCTTGCAATCAAGGGGTATTCGTCTTGTACAACATTACACGGGCAATAACAAGATGGACCTTGAATACGGGGTCGCTTCTCTTGGTACTTTGTTTGGCTCTTATGGTCCTGATGGTAAGCCAGCTAGGAATGCTCTTATTGAGTTTCCGCGAGCGGAGTCTGAGGGTGTTAAAGCACTTATTGAACAGTTGATTACTTGGTCTCCTGGTACAAAGAATAAGCAGGATGGTCCGATGGCTTTATGGTTTGCTGAAACCCAGTTAAGGGATTATGTAAACCAGCAAGGTAGTTATGGTAAAACTTGGGTTCGTAACCCTTTTGCTACACCAATTGATTTGGCCAAACGACAGGTTGTTGATTTGGAAGAGTATGCAAGGAAACAAAGACTAGCCAATGCTGGTTGGTTTTAAGGAGATAATAATGGCATCAAAGCCAAAAAAAGATGGACGTTTAAAAAATACCGGTAGAGAAGCAAGAGATGTTTTGACTGCTATTGGAACAGCGTTTTATTCACAACAAGGTTTTTATCAAACTGACCCAAGAACTGGTAGAAGAGTTGGTGGCGCTGATGCAATGTCTGGTCCAGGTGCTGCTAAAAATCTTAAACGTCAAATTAAAGAAGTTGGTAAAGCCGCTATATTAAATAAAAAGGGTACAACTTCTGACATTATAAAAAAGAAACAAAAAACAGGAAGTGAAATTACTCCAGGTGGTCCAAGAGAGTCATATAGAAAATATGAATATGTTAAAGGTAAAACAAGAAACAAGCCAAAGGGAAGATAAATAATATGATAAAAAAACCAAAACCAAATCCAAAACCTACACCAAAAGCAAAACCTACAGGAGATATTAAAAAATCAGTAGACTATAAAAAAATAGGAAGCAAAGTTTTAAAGCAAGCACTTGCTGCTAATCCTAAAACTACTCTTCAAGAGTTTAAAAAACAATATCAATTAAATAAACCAATAGGTGCACCAAAAATTAAGATTAATCCTTTTGGCGCTGCTGGTGTTAAAGATGCAAGATCTTCAAAAGCAGTAAAAAAACGTAAATAACCTACTAAAGGATTAATGTGGCTCGTAAGATTGAAGATATTGCTAACGCCTATCAACAACTAAAACAGCGTTACGCAAACCGTGATGCCCGTTGGGGTGACGTACTTGAGGTACGTAAAGGAAACATAAACCAAGTATTCCCTGGTTTGTTCCCTGCTGAATACCCTAAACCTATGGTGGCAAACTTTATTGACGTTGCCGCAAGAGACATCGCCGAAGTAATTGCACCACTGCCTGCTATTAACTGTTCAGCAACTAACGCTGTATCTGACCGTGCACGTACCCGTGCCGACAAGAGAACAATGATTGCTGCCGGCTACCGCGACACTTCACGCCTACAAGTTGAAATGTTTACCGGTGCCGATAGATATATTACTTTTGGTGCCCTACCTTTCATTGTTGAAGCTGATTACGAAAACAATGCCCCACGTATTCGCATAGATAACCCTATTAACTCTTATCCTGAGTTTGACCGCTTTGGTCGTTTGTTGTCTTACACAAAACTTTACATTAAAGCTGCACAAGATCTTGTTAATGATTTCCCAGAATACGAATCCGTAATCCTTGGTAAGTTTGAACAACGTGGTTCTATGCGCCCTATTCAACTTGTGCGCTATATGGATAAGAATGAAACAGTTCTATTCTTACCTGAACGCGCCAACTACGTTTTGCAACGCGCTAAGAATCCTCTTGGTAAACTTAATGTTGTTTTTGCTGTCCGTCCTGGTGTTGACTCTGATGAGCAACAACGCGGCCAGTTTGATGATGTTCTTTGGGTACAAGTCGCACGTGCCCGTTTTGCTACTTTGCAACTTGAGGCGGCACAAAAATCTGTTCAGGCACCTTTTGCGTTGCCGGCAGATGTTAACGTCCTTGAAATGGGACCTGACGCAACTATACGTTCTGCATCTCCTGAAAAGATTAGACGTGTTGATTTAAATGTGCCCCCTGGATTATTTACCGAATCAGCAATACTTGATCAAGAAATGCGTATGGGTGCACGTTACCCTGAAGGTAGACAAGGTGTAAGCCAAGGTTCTATTGTTACTGGTCGTGGTGTTGAAGCCCTTATGGGTGGTTTTGATACACAAGTTAAAACAGCACAATCTGTTTTAGCTGAAGCATTAAAACAAGTATTTGAACTTTGCTTTGAACTTGATGAAAAACTTTTCGGTAATATTGAAAAGACTGTGCGCGGCGTAGATGCTGGTGCACCTTATGAAATCACCTATACCCCCAAGAAAGATATTGATGGGGACTTTACGGTTGATATCACCTATGGACTGATGGCCGGATTAAACCCCAACCAGGCTTTGGTATTCGGACTCCAAGCGCGCGGAGACCAATTAATTTCCCGCGACTTCCTCCGCCGTCAGATGCCTTGGGAAATAAATGTTACACAAGAAGAACAAAAAATTGAAATAGAAAAATTACGAGATTCTCTCGTTGCAGCAATAAGTGGATACGCTCAAGCGATTCCATCATTAGCTACACAGGGTCAAGATCCTGGTGAAATTTTAAGTCGTATTGCAACAGTTATAGCGGGTAGACAAAAAGGTCAACCTATAGAGCAGGTAATCGCGGAAGCGTTTGCCCCTCAGGCACCGCCACCTTCTGCTGAGGCTGCAGCCCCTGGTATGGAACAACCCGTCCCCGGTTCCGCAGGTGAGGCTCCCTCCGGTGGTGCTTCAGGATTAAGTGCAATAACTGGTGGTCCACGTGGTGTGGTGCCAGGACAAGTGGGACCAGGTGGTAGACCACCTTTACAATCTTTACTAGCCGGGTTAACCGGTTCTGGTAAACCCACGCTATCTAGTAGCGTGACAAGAATGGTCCCTGCGGGCTAAGAAAAGGAAAGAAATGAAGTCATTTAGTGGCGGCAAGAAGCCAGCAAACCAAGGTTCTGCTGGAAAAGCATACGAACAACCAGTTAAAAAATCTGGTGTTCCAAGTATTGCAAAACCAGGTATGTCAAAGACAATGTTCTCTGCACAACCATCTGGTACAAAAGGTGGAAAACCACCAAAAAAAGCTGGAAAGTAAACAATTAATTTAAGGACGTATATAAATGGCAAGAGGTGGAATGAGACCTACAGCACCGCAAAACAATCCTATGAATGTTAATGCGCGTGGTGGTAATGGTCAAAGCGGTAACGCAACACAAGCAGCCAAGTACGTTCCAGGTCTCCCTTATGGAGAAGGACAAGCATTGATGCAAGCGCAACAATCTGCTCCTTTGGCTGCGGCTCCGAGTATTGAACAATCAGGTATGCCTTCGGGCCTCGCATCAGCCGCAGCCTCACAACCTTTAACACCATTAAGTGCACAAAGTGCTAGACCTGGGGAACCAGTTACAGCAGGTGCAGAAATGGGTGCAGGTCCAGGAATGGAAGCATTAGGTTTACCTAATCCTGCAGCAATGATGAATGAAGATTTTCAAAAACTTGCAAGATTTTTACCTCTTCTTGAAGCAGAAGCACAATCACCGGAAGTTTCAAATACTTTTCGTTTAGCGGTTAGATATATTAAAAGCCAGGTGATGTAATGTTATCTTTCGCTGATCGCTTTGATGCGGGAGTTTCAGCGCTAGGTGTTGAATTATCACCACTAGCTTTTGATCTTGCTAAAATGAAATGGGACAACCCTAACGATTTTGAAACAGTGTTAAATTTATTAACTAATGACAAAGAAGGTACAATAGTTTGAGTATTATTAGTCGTTGGTTGGAAGACACTTTTAATGAAGCAGCTACGGGTATTGCTAAAAAAATTGCACCTTTAGTTGGCGTTGATAAAACACAAATAGATCAAGGTTTTCAACAAAATAAACCTTTAGATGCTTTAACTTCCGCTGCTGGAAAAGTAGGAGGAAAAGTTTTAAGTGCTCCAGTTGTTGGTTCTGTTCTTAAAGGTGCATTTAGAGGTATTGCACCTGTTCTTAAAGGTGCTTACGTAGTTTATGAAGAAGGTTATCGTAGACCTTTAACAACAGCTCTTTTACTTGGTACTAGTATACCAAAATATTCAGATGAATCACAAGGAACTTTTAGAAGTTTAAAAGATCTTCAAGATGCTTATCAAGACACTGCAAATGTTCCTGAAGAAGATATTAAAGGTATTGGCGTAACTCAAGCAATAGCAGAAGTTACTGGTAGACCTTTTCGTAAAATTATTCAATCTTCTGAAGAAATACTTAACCCTGAACAATATGATGCAACAGTTAAAAACGTTGAAAAATATGTTCCTTGGTTTTCCCCAAATTTTGATATTACTGATCCTAAAGCACGTAAAGAAGTATTTGAAGAAACTTGGTCAGGTTCACTTTTTACTGGTGGTCTTTCACTTTTACAAATATGGGCTGAAGGTGCTGGTGCGGCTAAATTAGTAACATTAACAGCAACTAAAACTGGTGTTGTTCAAACAGCACGTGAAGCCAAAGATGCTTTAAAAGTTCAAGGTGCACAATCTGTTGAATGGATTGATAATGGTGCACAGGGTTCTTTCCCTAATGGTATTGCTGTTCATTACAAAAATGCTGTAGATAATACTTCTGAAACTATTATTCGTGAAACTAATCCTTTAGTTTATGAACTCCCTGTTGAAATGCAAGGCAGAGCAGCATTTCTTTACGCTAACGCTAAAACTGCTAAAGAAGTTGATTTAATTGCTCGCTCACATTTTGGTGATGTTCAAGCTTTTGATGAACTTTGGAAAGTTAAAGCCTCAGCCGCTGATGCTTTAAACGATTTTGGTATGTATGAAAAACAATATGGTCCTCTTGCACCTATAACAGATTTTGATCGTGCAACTAAAATTGCTGCGGTTGTTAAAGATTTAGAGAAAACTAATCCTCAACTTGCTAAAATTACTGAATCTTGGGCTGTTGATTTAGGTCGCGGTATTGGTTTTACAGATTGGGCACCAAGCAAATTTGCAACTATTGAACAAGCACGTAAAGCAAGAGCAGATTTAAGATTTGGTAGACGTTACGGAAACGTTATCCAAGCAAACAAACTTGATGCAAATATGCAAGTCACAACAATTCAAGAAAACCGTTTTACTAGAGCAATTCACGTTGTACAAAATCTTTTTAATGAAGCACCTCGTTACTACATAAACTACTCTGACCCACGCGGTATTGCTGATACTGCTGTTGAAATTGTTTCAGAAATAGGTCGTGTTAAATATTTACGTGGTACACCTAAATTGCAAGAATATACTGCAGCTTACGCTAACGCTACAAGTGATACTCAACGCAAACTTATTCTTGAAGGTATTGAAGAAGATGTTATTAAAAACATTGGAAATAACTATAGTCTTCCTGAAGATGTAGCTATTAGATTATATCAAGATTTTAAAACTAATAGAAGTAACGCTCAAGGTAGTATGGCGCGCGATAATGCTATGGAATTACCTGACACTTCTGTTATGATTGCTGATCCTTGGGTTCGTTCACAACTTGCTGATACTCACATTTTGTTAGATTTTAAACTTTTTGATAGAGCGCTTAGAGAGTATGTAAGAAAAAATAAAGACATTCAAAAAGCATCACCTGGTTTTTGGGGAACTGCTGGTGAATTATTTGATTATATGAACTCTGTGTTTAGTCACGCTGTTCTTATTCGCCCAGGATATATTCCTAAAAACGCTATTGTTGAACCTATGATGCGTATGATTGCTATTGGTGATGCAGCAGCTATGGCTAATGATATTCTTCCTGCAACTAAAAACTTTGTTATTAACAACGTTAACCGTGGTAGATTAACTGCAGATATTGTTTTAGATACCGTTAAAGGTAAAACACCTGCAAGATACAGACAACGTATTGCTGCTTCACAAGAAGACAAAGCATTAAATATTAATCTTCTTAAAGAAGTTGATAAGCAAATTAAAGATATTGATAATCAGATTAAAAGTTTTGAAGTTAAACAAATGACAACTGGTTTTAATGACCTTGATGAATTTAATCTTGATTTACTTAAAGATAAAAAAGATGATTTGATTGCTAAACAAAATCTTCATAAAGAAACTATAGATAATCTTGACCAAAATATTGCACAGTATTTTGATGATTTATTGTTTGAACAACAAACACGTGATAAACTTAAAATTCGTAGAACTGTTGCAAATGAAGATAGAAAGTTTACAACTAAAGCTGGAACCGTAGTTCTTCCTGGACCACAAGCTGTTGGTGCCAAAGGTGGTCTTGCTATGCGTTCAGAAATTGATCCATCAGCAGCAGCTTTACAACAAGCAAACTTATCTTACGGTATGAACAGATATAATGCTTTTGCTAAACAAACTGAAGTTACTAAAATCAAACCTGGTGAACCAGATTATTTTAGTTCTATGTCAAAAGAACTTAACGTTAACGCTAAAAACGATGAACTTGTAAAAATGTGGGCCGCAGGCATTAGTAGAGAAGATGCTTTAGCTTGGTTAAATGGTCGTAAAGATATTGTTGTTGGTTCTGAAACTATCGGTAAAGCATCAGGTACAAACTATCGCAAACTTATTCTTGAAGTAAATCCTGAATATAGAATGCACTCTTTTGAAACACAATTTGTTAATGATGTTTATAATCGTTATGATTTTTTAATACCTGATGCTGATTTAAAACCACAGTTTATGGTTCGTGATGTTACAGCTAGAGAACTTGAAGCACGTTATGCTTTACGTGATGATCTTCCAGTCCTTGAAGGCAATAGATCAATTTATGCTGCAAGTAAATGGCAAAAAGTTCAAGCAGCAACTGCTTCTTTATCTCGTCTTGGTTTTCAAGCAATTACAGCACCTGAACGTATATTATTTCGTAACCCATTCTTTGCAAGAAAATGGGATGAATCAATACGTAGACAAATTCAACAAGCAGAAGAATTTGGTGTTGAAGTAACCTCTGATTTAGTTAATGACCGTTTTAGATTTATTGCTAACTCTGAAGCATTAAAAGCTGTAGAGCAAACATTTTACACTGTTAGACGTTTAAATAACTTAAACTATGCTTTAAGATTTTTTACAGGTTTTCCAACAGCTATTCTTAACTCATATAAGTTTTGGGCTAAGTCTATTGCTAAAAACCCATATAATGCTGTTTTGCAATATAAGTTTCAAAACCTTCCATATGAATCACCAAAGATATTTGATATTCTTCCAGGTGATGTTTATGATGCAGATATTGTTGTGGATCAAGATGGAAACAAGGTAGGTAAGGATACTCCTCGTAAAGAGGGAGAACAACGTTTTCTTATTCTTGGTAAACCTGCTTGGTCAAATAAATCTGATTTAGAACCTTACACTAAAAAAGTTGATGTTGATCAGTGGAACTTTCTTCTTGGTGCACCTAGTGCTTCTTGGTTAGGTTCAATAAATATTTCTAATCTTGTTAGCACCCGCCCTGAATGGGAAAGAGCTTTTAAAAAATATCTTGGTGAAAACATCTATAATAAGATTCTTTACGGTGGTAGACCTGCTCAAGGTGAAGGTCTTGGAGGAAAAACTTTAGGGGTGTTTACTCCTGGTTATTTTGATGCTGTTCTTCCTTTATTAAAACAATCTCTTAATGCTGCTTTTGATGAATCGTTTCAAGATGAAGCTGCTTTTGCTCAAAGGTATTGGATTAATCACAGCACAGCTATGGTTAATTGGGCTTCTCAAGGTTATCCTAAAGATCAAGAACCTAAAGAAAAAGATATTAGAAGACAAACCTATTGGGATATGACTCAAATTGCAGCAGAAAAATGGCTTGCACCTTTAGGTATTTCAAATCAACCGGTATCACAAATAATTCGT